ATTATTAAATAAAGTTTCATATAAAAATGATACAAAACCATTATTAGTTGGTTATATATTAATGTTAATTATATTGATTATATTGATATTAATTAGGATATTATGAATAAAACACAAACAGCATAAGAACTCAACACAAAAGATAAGTAACCTTTTTAGTAAATGTATAGTAACAATTCAATTATTAGGTTTAAAATGATAAGTAACAACTATGAAAAAACAAACAGTAGAAAATCCTTATAAAGCAGTTAATAGGTATAAAGAAGAATACTCAATAATCAATCATATTAAAGAAAAGATAGAAAAGTTTAAAAAGAGGAATAAAAAATGAGGAAGCAAAGTAATAAAGCTTACCCAAAAGCTAAGAGAAAAGCAGAGAAGTGGTTTCACAAGTGGATTGTAATTAGGGACAAGAGGATTTGTTATACCTGTGGGAAAGAGGGAAACCAAGCTGGTCACTTCAAACACGGAAGATTAGACTTTGATGAGAATAATTTACACTGTCAATGTGCCTACTGTAATAAATGGTTACACGGCGCTCTTGGAATTTATGCAATCAAGCTATTAGATGAATTAGGTCGTAAAAAATTTGATAAGTTAGTATTTAGAGCCAATACTGAGAATAATAAGTACACGATAGCTGAACTTGAAGAGATAGCTGATTACTATCAAGCCCAATGTCTATCTTTACAAAAATATAGTAAAGTGGTTATAATATAATTATCAAGTAATTATTGATTAAAACAAAAAGTGGAAGAACAAAAAGATATAACAATAAATTGTTGTGATTGTGGCGAAGATTTTGTGTTTACAGTTAAAGATCAAATATTCTACTCCGAACACGAGTATTGTAATCCAAAAAGATGTAAGTCTTGCCGAGTACTAAGACAAAAGAATAGAGAAAAATTCGGTCAATTTTCAGAAAAAAGAGTTATAAATTAAATTAAAATGAAATATACAGCAGAAGCAGTAAGTAATTACCACCCAGACAAGATTTGCGATTTAATCGCTGATTTATTATTGGATAACTATCTAAAAGATGATCCAGACTCAAGAGTGGCGTTGGAAGTAACAGGTGGCCACGGATTATTAGTTGTAATCGGAGAAGTAACTAGCAACTCAAAAGTCAATATTAAAAAAATAGTTAAGGCATTCTGTAAAACTAACTTCAAAAGGAAATATAAAATAATAGTCAATGTCGTTAAGCAATCCCCAGAAATATCAAAAGGTGTAGATAATAAAGGAGCAGGAGATCAAGGAATAATGATTGGATATGCTTGTGATGAAAATAGTTCTAAAGTCCCCCAAGAGCTTTACTTAGCTAAATGTTTAGTAAATCCATTCTCAGTAGACGCTAAAAGTCAAGTGACTATGGATAATGGAAAAGTAACAGATGTTGTCTTATCAGTACAAGGTAAAACTCAGAAAGACTTAGAAAAATATGTTAGGGAGTTCTTAAAGCTATCAAAATCTAAATTCAATGAAGAAACTGTAAACATTCAAGTTAATCCTATTGGATCATTTAACGTAGGTGGGTTTGAAGCAGATTCAGGAACAGTAGGTCGTAAGATAGTTAATGACGCTTATGGGCCAAGAGTTCCAGTTGGTGGCGGTGCATTCAGTGGTAAAGATCCAAGCAAGGTAGATCGTTCAGGTGCTTATATGGCACGTTGGATTGCTATTGAATACCAAAAGAAATATAAAGCTAAAGAAGTATTAGTTAAATTAGCTTATGTTATTGGTAAAGAACAACCAGTGATGAAAGTCGCTGTTGTTGATGGTAAAGAAAAAACAATAAGATATGATTGCCGTCCACAAACTATCATTAAGAAATTTAATTTGAAAAAAGTTAATTATTTCAAGGTTACCTGTACTGGACATTTTGGAACAGGAACACCTTGGGAAAAGAATATTTATGATAAAAGATGATAGATTAAAATTGAAGGAAAAGTTTTTGGAGTATTTCGCTGATGTTCCAATCCAAAAGTATGCTGGAGCTTACATAGGAAGAAGTGAAGATACAATAACCGATTGGAAGAAGGCTGACTCTGATTTCTACGACCGTATTGAACGTGCAAAAGCAGAATTTATACAAAGGAAATTAAAAGGAATAAAGAGTGACGCTTGGGTGCTTGAGAGATTATTTAAAGATAACTTCGCACAGAGGGCAGAGATTACAGGAGCTAATGGTGATAAAATTATGCCTACTAATTTAATGGAGTTAAAAACAAATTATGGTGAACTTGGAGCAGAAATTGCGAGATCATTTGAAAGAGAAGAATTGGCGAATGACTCATCTGTACCGAATAAAGACGAAGCAAGGGGAGCTAGTGACGTTCAAGCCCAACCAAATGCAGTTGAGACATCTTCAGGAGAAGAAAGACCATAGGTATAATCTAATCCTCAAATCTCGTCAATTCGGATTCACTACTTTATACTGCATAGATTTACTTGATGAAGCATTATTCGTTCCAGGGACTACTTGTGCCATCTTAGGACACGAAAGAGACGCAGTGAATAAAATCTTTGATATTGTTAAGAGGGCTTACACAAACTTACCTGATTTCTTAAAACCTAAAACTAAGACTGATACTAAAAGACAATACGATTTCACTTATAACTTTGAAGATACTCCATTAGATAGTTCTATTTATGTGGCTTTAAAATTGAGGTCAGGAACAGTTCAGTATCTACACGTTACTGAAAGTGCCTTCATTAAAGACCGCCAAGAGTTAAACGCTGGTTCTAAACAAGCAGTGCCATTGACTGGAAGAATAAGTGAAGAAACTACCGGCAATGGTTTTAATGGGTTCTATGATTTCTATATGCAATCTCACGATAATCAAAAGCCAACAGATCAAGATTATAAAACATATTTCTACGCTTGGAATGAGAATCCAGAGTATACATTACCAGGAGAATTAAATGACAAAACTATTTATGAGTCAGAGATACAAGACACTTACAAACTAACAGACAATCAATTGATTTGGCGTAGATGGAAGATTAAAGAATTGGCGGCAGAGAAAGGATTGTTAGGATTGACAGGAGAGCAGTTGTTCAAACAGGAATATCCATTAACAATATCCGAAGCATTCCAGAGTGGAGCTGGTAGTGTGTTTGATGGTGAGAAAATAGACGCTGTTATTCCAATGCCAATTCTATTAGCTAATAACGAATTAATTAAAAAAGGTTTTAAAATGTGGGTTGATAAGGTTGCTGGTAGAACATATGTGGTAGGAGTTGATCCTAGTGGTGGAGATGGGGCAGACTCAGGTGTCATTGATGTATGGGATAAAGACTCATTAGTTCAGGTGGCACAATTCTATGGAAAAGTAAGACCTGATGAATTAGCTGAACTAACAGCATTAGCAGGTAATTACTATAATAAGGCTTTTGTTGGTGTGGAGAATAATATGTTATCAACGATTTTATTTCTTACTAAGATATATGACAATTACTTCTTTACTACTAGGATTGATGAAAAAACAGATAAAAGAACTAAAAAAATTGGCTGGAATACTAACACTAAGACTAGAGATGTAATGATTGATGATTTTATTATTGGGTTTGATGAGGGCAGTCTGACTATCAATTCTGTTGGAACTTTAAGTGAGATGAAAACATTTGTCAAGAAAGAGAATGGAAAAAGAGAACACGCTGATGGAAAACACGACGATAGACTATTCGCGGCGTTTGTAGCCTTACAAATGAGAAAACACTTCAAAGAGCCACTTAGGGTTTGGGCTAATAATAATACTGGTTTATAATAAAGTAACGAATTTATAGTAAAATATAACTATGGCAAACGAAGAACTTAATATAACCATTGGTGGTGATAAAAAAAATACGTTCCCTAAAGAGAAAGACAAACCGAGATTACAAGACTACAACTTCTATGAAAAATTATTTATGGGGGATCATTTCACCGCTTTTAATGAAAAGATACAGGATAAGGACTTTAATAAAGCATACGCCAAGCTACGATATGTCAAAGCTAACTTTGCTGGTCTAGTTTCTAAAGTTGTGGCTGATATGTTATTTTCAGAACCTATCACGATAACCTTAGAGAACGAGAGTCAACAGAAATGGCTAGAGGAATTTATCAAAGATAATAAGTTACATACTCTTTTATATGAAAGTGCATTATCTAACTCTTATTTAGGAGATGTTCTATTCAAGTTAAGAGTTGGGGCTAGAACTCCAGGGGATAAAATTAAGTCAATAATAATGTCTAATACCCCACCAAGTATCTATTTTCCTGAAACAAAATTGAGTGACATCTCAGCCGATCCTGAAGTTAAAGTGTTGGCTTGGACTTTTGAAGTAGTCAATCAAGCTAATAAAACTCAAAAATATCTAAGGAAAGAAATACATACAGCTGGAAAGATTGAGAATAAAGTATGGGAAATGGAAAATGAGGTAATTGGGAAAGAGGTGACTTTGGCTAGTGTTGGATTGAAAGGTGTTCAAAAAGAAGTTGATACTAAAATAAACAGACAGCTAATAGTTCATATCCCTAACTGGAAAACAGTAACTAGATTCTGGGGTATCAGTGATTACTATGATTTAGCTTCTCTTTTCTATGCTATTAACAACCGATTAACTAAAGTAGATAATATCTTAGATAAACATTCAGATCCTATTCTTAAAGTTCCTAGTGGTGTCTTAGATGAGAATGGACACGTTAAGAAACAAGACTTAGGTGTTGTTGAGGTTAATAGTGATGATGATGGGAAATTAGAGTATGTTGTATGGGACGCTTCATTAGAGAATGCGTTTAAAGAAATTGACAAAATGGTTGAATTTTTGATGATGACTTCAGAAGTAAGTCCTGATATTCTTGGAATGGGTAAAGGTCAAGCAGATAGTGGTAGAGCTTTGAAATTCCGAATGTTGAGGACTATTGCTAAAACATCAAGGAAAAGACTATACTATGATCACGCTATAAAAGAAATCATTTATAGGGCTGAGCTTTTATCAAAGGCTTGGGGACTCAAAGCAGGTGGTGTTGCGTTTACTGGGGAAGCTACTTATCCAGAGATTGTCT